ACGTTGGAGTGTTTGATAATGACGGACAGCATTAAATTTGATCGAGTCAACACTTTCTCTGACAGCCCCACCCTGTGCAAACGTTTCAGAGTTTGCAAGAGCGACTGATGTGTTTGAGTATCCTGCGACAACTCCCGTTGTGAAGGTCTTTGCTCCATTCGGTCCTGTACCGCTACTTGTTCTATAATTGACCTCTACAACATTATTATCCACCAGCGCACGACCCGTCACCCCATTACCAAAAATTACTTCATACTTCCCTTCATTATCTGCTTGTAAGAAGTATACATTGCTTGTTGGTGTGAGGTTGAATAAATCTGTTGCTAGTGTGTAGACACCGTTAGAGGAGTCAGAACCAGATACTTGTACAGCGACAACAAGACTGTTTGTATCAATCTTATTGTCTTGGATAATGAACCGTTGATTAGTATTCGCTGAATCGACAGTGAAGAATTCAGATTTATATCCACCCTCAAACACATTGAGCTCTGTTACAACTGTGTTACTAACGAGGTTAACAGTTGCAATAGTATTTTCTGCAGTCGTGAATGTATATGACTGGTTGTTTGCTGTTGTCGTGAATGTTGTTCCCTTAGGAATCAGAACTGATGTGGTATCATTAACTTGATTGATTGTCAATGATACAGTTGCTTGAGCACTACGACGTGAGCGAGGAAGATAATTTAATTCTTTACTATGTGACCGCACTGCATCTTCTGTTTCAGCGGTATCAATAAACATCTCATTGACCGCCATATTGAGGTATAGGTTATTGAGATACGTATTGTATGATAACACATCTAGCAAAGCAGACATGTTCGACCCTTCAAAGTTATAGTCGCTGAATTGCGGCTTCGCCTTGAGGAATGTTTTTAACTGCTGCTTGATCTGCTGTGCATCTATTTCTATTTCGTGTGCCATTATCTTACCCTATCGAGGATGACTTCTAACTGCTGTGGCTCAGTCGTATTGATTGTCGTGAATGTCAGGCTGACGTATAGTGAGTTCTTAGAACTATCTGCTGTAACATTGATATTATTTATCAAGGCTCTTGGCTCATATGTTTCTATCGCATTTCGTATTTCTGTCCTGATAACCTGTACAGTAGAAGCTATGAATGGCTCAAACAAATATCGAGCTAAACCTGCACCAAAACTTGGATCAAGGAGACGTTCCCCTTTATTAGTTAACAAGATATTTCTAATACTTCTCTTGACTGCATCTTCGTTCGTCAACAGTGAAACGTCACGCTGTAACGGATGCTGCGTGAGATTTGTCGACACGTCTGAATATCCTGGGGACGTTCGCGCTCGTCTTGGGGAATCTTGATCTAGTATGGCCATACGATTACCTAATAGTTTTTGTTATTTATCCGCCTATGACTACGTTCGGAGAACCTTGAATCATTGCTCCTGCGTCACAACTATCACCAACACGTGTTGCGGGAATGCCATTAATAAACACAGATGTTGATCCACTCTTGACGCTCGATCTATGAGATATACAAACAGGTGGTGGAGCTGGATTAGTAATTAAGTGTGAGACTGTTAACGTCCCCAGAACCGCCGCTCTGATTCCATTTACAATCACTTCATTCTGAGGTGGAACGGCAAGTACAGATGTTCCTGCACATCCATGCCCTGTCGCAAATCTATCGCCTTGTCTACAAGCTGCTGGCATATCAGTTCAAATATATCTTTCCAATTATAGTATCTACGTCAAAGTTACCACGGATGTCAAAATTGACACTCCCGTCGACTTGGACGTCCCAATTCTTTTTGATGTATGTATTGCAATTCCCATCAATTGTCAAGTTGACTGTTCCCTTGACATGAACATTATCATTTTCTGCAATGATTTCGTAATTGTTTCCTACAATCCTACGAACGACTGTTCCATTTGGATGGTACTCCTCAAACGATCCAGACTTATGATAAGTGTGAATCCGCTCAGCATCAGGCGTATCATCAACTTCAAAAATATGACCTGATGTCGTACGTTCAACTTTATTTAACGGGTATTCAGCATTATACGGGTTTTGCGGCTCATCCCATTTACCACCTCTACTTGTTCTCACATTACGATCTCGTTGATCGTCCTTCTTCGCCTCATACTGATCTTTGATCTCTTTATCAGAATCTAACTGAACACCTGGTCTTGCAAGCCAAGGGATATCGTGGAATGAAGGATCGTCAGTATTAACATCAGTACCAGATATCCGCCCCATAATCATTGGAGTCTGAGCTTCCTCCCCATCCGCAAATATTCCAAACACTGTCGTCCCAACAGAGAGTGCAGGGTTCGTTCCTACATTATTTGTTGCTGATCGACTAGTGGATTGAATAACTGATGCCCACGGAAGTTGTTCAGTAGATACTTCTGCTTGTTGTGAGGAGTATACATTATACGGACGGACACGAACTCTACCAAGCTGAAGCGGATCATTCACGTCTTCGACGACACCAAAAAACCACATTGCATCTATCATATCTCTACACTCTCTATTCGCTTCTCAAATGATGGCTTTGCAAGATTGAGAATCGTTGTGATCTCTGCTCGATTGAAGACATGCCTTACACCCGTAACGACAAACTTCCCTTGAAGATACTCTTCTACATTAGATCCTTCTGAGAAACTTGTTCCTCGTGGAAACGCTGGGACATTTATGATATCTCCAGGCTTCCTTCCTGTATGTCCAGGGACAGTTATTTCAATCATTGTCTGAAACATTGCTTCGAAGATTCCTGCACTCTTACTGAACGCTAATGACTTATATGCAAAAGAATCAAATTCATTTAGTACCTTATAGGAGACTTTTGACCGTCTTCCAATATCCTTAGTCGAGTCATCTTTAGTTTCATGTTGACTCAAGAAGTCAGATGTGTTTGTAGTAATAAATGGCTTTTTCTCACCATATCCCGTAAAGTCAGGAGCAAGCGTTCTGAAGTTCGACGTCGTTGAAAGAATCTGTTTAGTGATTGGATCAAACCTAATCAACTCACTATCCACTAATCCTTCGGTAAACTTATGCTCAGTGTTGAATTTCTGATCATACGATATATTAAGAATTCTATAGAACTCTCTGTCGCGTGTATTAGTTCCCTCTGTCTCAAATACATCAAAAAAGTAATCAGGTATATTAGTTTGCTCAAAAAGGGATTCTATGTTTATGAACTTTAGGGCATCTAAGTCCTCATAAAACATGAACAACGATGACCTATTTCCTTGCTGCTCATATGTTCTTGAGCAAACCATATCAATAGCCTTGAATGGATCAACTTTAGGATAAACAACCTCTACATTCTTTGCGTACTGCTCATCCATTGTCTCTACAAACTTATCGGTGTTGAGATAGTTGTCAGTGAGATCGTAGATTGCATCCAATGGGTTAGCGTTAGTATAGTGAGACACTTTCCTTGCTACAAGATTTTGAAAACCAATCTCTGAAACAAACTCTAGCGTGTACTGAGCCATTTGATATGAATCATCAAATTCTTGATTGACCATTGAGGTGACCCGACCTTCAAAGGTCTTAACGTCTCGCCCTCTTGACCTGAACGATAGAATCATTCTTTCTTCACCTATAATCGGAAGAAGATAATGAACCCCTACACCATCACCTATTGTTACAGAACCAAATATTGCCTTATTGAATAAACTCATATTCAATGACATTGTCAGAAGGAGAGGAGTGATATTATGTTCGACACCACTCGTAGATATCAACCTGAGCTCAAGTACCTCAGCAGCATGAGCTCGTATCGTATTAGGCATTGTATAGGTTCCTCAACTCACGATCTATTTGAGGTAAGAATGCTCGGTCAATCAAAATAATATGTTTCCGTTTTTCATTCTCCTCTATCTCATAAGTGTATGCATCTACAGATGTCAACACTGGTATAGATGAGTTAGGAGCTGAGGATCCTGAGATTAATGCTACTGTCGTATCAGGAGAGAATAGATTACCATCAGCATCCTTTTTATGAACAATCAAGCTCTGTGCGGCTGCAATCGACCCATACTTGGAAGTGATATAGTCTTCAAATCGTTTCGTGGACATATACCATTCGTAGTACGGATCAATCATATCATTACATAGCATGATCAGCCAAATGTAATCTGTACTTCCGTAATAATAATATGCGACTTGTTCAATTGTCTCTTCTTCTTTAATCACATACGGATAAAAGTTATTGGGACTAATGAATTCTAGATTATCAATAACTTTTGGACGAAACAGTATATTCCGTAGGTTACGACCATTGTAGGATATTGGAGGTAATGCAGAGAATAATCCAGGCATCAGAAGCTCCCTTGACTATCTGTGAGATTTGAACCAGTGCTAGCCCGACCAGGGTAATCATCAAATCCTTCTATATCCTGTTGAGTCAGGTAAGCGACTTCTTGCATGTTTATTGAAAATTCAATTTCTACAGGATCATGGGTTCCTTTGAAAAATGCAGGTACCCCACTTGGACTATAATTAATACCTAAATTAGTAATCACAGACCGTCCAATACGAATTAGTGGTTTATCTTCTACCCATATCGTTCCATAGACTTCATGTGGATATTTGATTTGGAAGATATCTTTTGATCCTCCGATATCAGCTGCATTTTCTTGTGGATGAATCAGCCTCCGAATCTCATGGAGTACTTTTTGCATTTCTCTTGATTCTGTCATTGATTGAGGATATACTCTCCAGCTGAATTGAAATTGTCTAAGATCGACACCTTCAAATACGCTAATCAAATGAGGGTTGAGAGCTGTACCAATAGATCGATCTATTGCTCCCGAAACACCTGCGTCAAGGGATGCTATTCGACGAAGAATCGCCTTACCAAGACCAGTTGTACTTGCACCTTGAAACTCTTTTGTGATATCCTCTAGTGTTGCGCCATACGTTGTATCTACTTTGTCGAGGACATTACTTATTGCCCGACCACTTGAAAATGCTAACGCACCGAGAACACCAAACTCAGTACCTGCATGTCTTATATTAT